GAGTTCGCCCACGCTTTACGGTGCGCTAAACCGAAATAGCTTAGGAGGAGAGCATGTTTCGCAAGCGGTTTGCCAAGCCTTGACCGCCTGCCGCTGGTTGGCTACGCATTGGAGGTGAGCCGTCCTGTGGAATTTGGAAAGGCAAGTTTTGCGCCCTAATCGGAGTGTCATTGATTGGAAAAGGCATTTTTTGCGTTCTGATCGGAGCTGGCTGCTGCGCTGGCTCTCGGTACGGAATGAAAGTCTGCAAGCCAGTTTTCGGATCAATGACGATCTGATATTTGGCTCCATCGCGTCCTGTTACTAGCTGCATGTTGCCGCCACTTGCTGGAACTTGGGGCATTCCGCTCTGCGGTGTAGAGCTTGGCAGAGCCGTTACTGGCGGCTGACCTATTTGGCGAACCAATGCCTCAGCGCTGCCAGAGTTGGTGCCTCTGCGCCCCGTTAGCATGTCTGCGAGCGCACCTCTTGATGGATTTATTCCGTTCATTTTCGCTTACCTTTGGTCTTTCGTTTGAGTTTGTTGCGAGCCATACGGGCCTGGCGCTGGCCTTCTTTCGTGTAGGGGTAATGCTTTTTTCCGACCTTTGGCATGATGCCTCCTAGATGACGGGTAGTCCGACCGTTTGACGCAGACGCATTGCAGCTATCCTCTGCGCTTCCAAATCCTGCTGGGCCTGTGCGAGTTCAAGTTGCTCAACTTGCGCCTTCACGTTGTTCAGGAGCGCTTTGGACTCCGTTTCGCGGGTTTCTGCTTGTTCATTTGCGACTTCAGCGGTCTTCATAGCAATTTCGAGTTGGGCGGCCTGCGCCTCAATCTGTTGTTGCGCTTGCATTTGCTGCTGCAAGGCGATTGCCTCTTCCTGGTTCGGCTCGATGATGCCTGCCTTCACGCCTGCACTTCTGAGTCTGGAGATGACCTCATCGCCACCCACCAAATCCATATTCTTGAAGAGGATGTCTCCGACCAGCGAGGACATATCAGGGTTTTGGGCAATGATTTGAGATAGCTGTTCTGCGGTTTCTTGTTTACGAGTTGAGAACGATGGCCCTGTTGCCATCTTGATGTCGTAATGCCCCGCTGCTAAATCGTTAGTTAAGATGAACTCACCCGTCTGCATGTCCTGTACAGGCTTGTTGACGGAAATGACTTCTTCAGTTTCATCTTCGCCAAGAATTCTGATCTGCCGTTCTGTGTCGTAAATCTTCGGGATGAGATCGATGCAAATCTTGCCTGCCAACTCCAACGCATCACTCAACTGGTCTGCATACTCATAGTTGGTAAGCTCGCCCTGATACTGCCTGCCTCTAATTGCAACACCAGAGGTCTCATTGCCCTGCTGTCCGAGATTCGCCTCATATATACCTGTCGTGCTTTGAATGTCGGCAGAGGCCACCTGAGCGTCCTGGGCAAGCGCTGGACTACCCGCTGCGGGTGATTCCCTAAAAGGCTTCTGCCCTTGATCGAAATTGAAGAACATCACAGGGTCGCTGGAGGTCATCATGTTGCGCCAGCGTTCCTCGTGGCCCTTGATCATGGCTGGAGTTGCGAGATACGGCTGCTTAGGTGTCAGTGCATTAACTTCTACCGCCACTGACCGGCTATAGTTATACATCCTTTGAGCGTCTTTGGCTTTCTGCACAATGCCTCGTGAAAAGAACGTCCCATCGACGTTCGTGGTCTTGCCGAACACTGGCACAATTGGAATGTAGCGCCCTACACATTCGATCTCTTCAAGCACTTCCATGGCTGTCAGCTTGAACCGTTCGAGCTTCCTGCCTTCGACAAGTCTTTCTTTCCCAAGCGTGATACCTTTCAGATTCAGTTCGTCAGCAATCGCTTCGACCTGCGCGTAGTCAACAACTCTTCCGTCACTGAGTTGTACGAGCCTTCTTTCTTCGATTGTGATTCTGTAGTAATCAGCCACCCTGACGTAATCGTCAGACACCCAGGTGTCGAAATTGCCGACGCTTTCAAAGTCTGATGCCGACCCCTGGCTTTTTGCCTTGGGATACATTCTTTCGAACTCGTCACGCTCCACGTCTTCAAAGACAAAACCGTACCTGGCCTCGTCAATCGGCTGCGCCTGCACGATTGGATCGATTAAAACGCTAAAGGGATTCTTGATCTCCCGAACCAAAATGTCCTGGTCTAAGCTCACGTCATCGATGTAATCGTGATCAATCAACACAGCGCCGATGCCGCCCTTCACAGCAAATTTGAAGGCTGTTTTAAAGGCTTTCTGGCCGCGCTGGTCTATCTGTCGAATCAACCCTTGGAATATCTCTGCGGTGTCCTCGTCGCCCTCCTCCGCCGCTCTGACCTTAATTGAGGGCATGTTGCTAAACTGACTACCGACGACGCGATCGACAGATGCAGAGAGCTTGTCGAATGTCAGGCAGGGTCTATTTTTGCGGTTGTTCTTTGATGATTCATCCCACTGACCGTCAGGGTCATCAACGAACGCCACGTCGCTTAACGCCAGGTCATAGCAGTCCTGCCAACTATCAGAGGCAGTCTCAAACCTGTTCAGCGCCTCGGTGATGATGTCCTTTTTTTGTTTCGCTGTTGCCATTACCACTCGCTCGTGAATTCTAAGTTCGGTGCTGTTGTTTCTGCCTGATACGCCTGGGCAAACATTCTAAAAGCGTCTGCGCCGTTCGAAGCCCAGTTGTGCAACGGCACCTTTCTAAACGTGTCGAACTTGTCATCCCACTGGTACTGATAGTTTGCGAGGGCGTTCAAGCCTTCCTCGCAGTTCTCTTGGTGAAACCAACAACTTCGGAATACATCTCTTACCTGGGCGATGCCGTCCTCTACGCTTGCGATACGCGGCACTGTGACGATTGGCTGTACACCTAGCCCCTCAAGTATTTCGCGCCTGCTTCTGTTGCCTGAACCCAACATGACAGCTTCTACGTCGTGCGGCAGATAGTGATCGCCATACAGATAGCCCTTGTCTCGCAGGACATGAGCATAGTGATCGAGGTCAACCAATCTGTGTTCGTAATAGTCAATGAAGCGATGTTCTTTGCCCACCTGCTGGTGAAACCAGATTGCTGTCGTGTCGTTACGTCCCAGGTCCCAGAATGTGTTTACAGGCACACTTTCCACGGGCAGATTGCACACTCGCCCTTCTTCGCGCATCTGCTTGAGTTGCTGTGCGAAGATCGAGCCGTCAGCGAACTCTTTTAGCTCGCCTTCGTAAACGTGGCGGTATTCTTCTTGGTTGTCTGCCTTCAACTGCGCCATCTCGCCAGGCAAGGTCGTTTGATGGAAATACGGGTTGTCACGCCAGGACACTTTTCTAACGACTGCGCTATCAGGAGGATTCAGGACGAATCGCTGATACGCAGGATCGCTTTTGAGTTCAGGGTTAAAGCTCACCCATATCTCGCTGCCTGGTTTCCGAATCGATGGAATCAATGTGCGCCAGCTTTGTTCACTAACGCTGTTGCCTTCTTCGATCCAACAAATATCAATGCCATCGATCGACTTGATGCTTTGCACGTTCTGCCAAAGCCCTGAAAAGATAATCGAGGTTCCGTTGACCCCTCGTATCTCGTTGCTGGTGACTTCGTAAAATGAATCTAAGCCTAGTGCCTTGATGCGCTGTGCGAGCAGGCTGTGAACGCTGTCTCTGATGCTGCGCTGTATCTCCCTGGCGCACAGGATTCGTTTAGGCTTTGGCTCTGAGCCTTTGAGCAGCAAAGCACTTGCGATTTGAACGCTTTTGCCTGCACCTCTGCCGCCCCAATAAACTTTGTAACGATGCGGCTCAAACAACTCTTTAAACGCACTGGGAACCCTAATCTTCTGTTTCGTCAGTAAAGGTAAGCTCATACGCTCCGATTCTGGCGTTCAGGGTAGTGTTTTCTGTGGGCTCGCCTAACGCCAATTTTGCGAGCTTTTGTGCATTTAACGATGCTGTTGATAACGATTGCAGTTGATGTGTGCTGATTCCTTCATTACCTAACCTTTCTGCCTCTTGATGAGCGCGTATCTTTTGCCCAACAGTTGCAAGCATCGCTTTTGCAAGATTGAGGCTTGAGCTATCGAGTATTTTTGACTCCTGCGCGAACTCTTGAATACGTTGCGCCTCTAACTCAGCCTCGAGGTCGGCCTGAAAATTTAACTTCTGGTCTTTCCATCCTTCTCGCTGCGCGGCCTTGTATAACGTGTGAATTGATACGTTATTCTCGTCGCTGAGTTGCTCTATGGTTTTAGTGCGCCTGAAACCTTCTTCGTTTATGTCTCCCTGGACATAATCAAACTTCATCTTGGCTTTTAGCTCATCCGTTAACTTTGCGTATTCGCTCGCCATTTTCTGTCAGTATTTGTAATTTCGCTGTTTGATTAGTGAAGTTTTCCCACCGCTTAACGATGACATCACAGTATTTTGGATCAAGCTCCACCATGCGACAAAAACGGTCAGTTCTTTCACAAGCAATAATGGTCGAACCAGACCCCCCAAACGCATCAATAACAAGGTCTTGTCTTTTTGATGAGTTAATCAGTGCTTTTTCGATAAGCTCTACAGGCTTCTGAGTCGGATGCACATAGTTTCCCGTTGCACCCCGTGACATATACCAAACGTCTGACTGCGCTCTGTCGCCATGCCAATCGTCGCCTTTGACGTAGAATATAAATTCATGTTGCGGTCGATAATTAGCCTGTCCCAGACCGATAGATTTTTTGTCCCAAACAATACAGGCTGACGGTTGTAACGAATTAGTTACTAATGCTTCTTGAAACTGAGCGTATGTACGCCACGGAAAACAAATGTATTTTGATGCGCCACTTTTACAAACTGACACGGCACACTTCAAAGCATTGCTTAACAACTGAACTAACTCGTCGCTTCGCAAATCATCATTGATAATCGGGCCGTGAGCCTTTATGCCTCCGCTACGATTTTTAAATTTTACATCGTTCCCTTTTGCACGACCCCCGCCGTAAGACATGCCATAAGGAGGATCAGTAAACATCATGTCCGCTGTATCGCCCTGCATAAGGCTCTCGAGCGTTTTAACGGACGTTGAATCGCCACAAACTAATCGATGGTTTCCAAGCAACCAAATGTCGCCAGGCTTTGTAACAGGTTCATCAGGAACATCTGGCACGTCATCTTCGTGTGCAAATCCTTCGTCAACAAACCCTAAGTCAACGTTTAGCCCGAGCTCTTTTAGTTCAACATCACTAAATCCTGTGAACTCGAGGTCGTAATCTTGTTCTAGGAGCTTTGTCATCTCCTGAAGTAACAAACCTTCGTGCCAAAAAGCGTATTCAGAAGACTTGTTATCCATTATCCGATAAGCGTTTATTTGCTCATCAGACAGGTTGTCCGCAATAATGCAGGGAATGGTCTTGAATCCCAGCTTTAATGCGGCCTTGAAGCGCGTGTGACCGACCACAATGGTGCGGTCTTTATCGAGGACTAATGGTTGTTGAAACCCAAACTGTTCTATTGACTTAGCAACGACATCGACTGCCTCTTCGTTTTTCCTGGGATTTTGCCCATAAGGAATAATGTCTTGGACGGGCAGTTCGTCTACGTTCATGTCTTATTTTTTTTGACCGGCTTCTCTAGTTCCGCTATCTGAGCCATCAATTGCTGTAGCTGCCCGTTCAGGATGACCACTTGATTGAGTGCATCATCTCGCTGTGATTGCAGTGCATTGATGCGCCCGATGAATTCTTCCTCTGTGATCATCGCCTGTATTGCGGGTCTTGCGCCGAAATGCGTATGTAGGCTCTTTCTGTTTTTCCATCAGCATAGGTTGCTTCGGCCTGCACAACGCCATTACCGCTGTGTGCTGCGGAAGCATAGAAACTTGCGACTCCTGATGACACTGATGGTGTTGTCAGTGTTAACTTCCGACTGCCTTTGCTTTCCACAGTCACTCCGCTGACAGATGTGCCTCGTGCTGTCGCCGCTTTGCTAAAATCGAGCTTGTATAGCATTTCGCTTGAAATCGCCTGGCTGTATTTCGTCGGCTCAAAATCTGTTCGCCAGGGATTAATAAGTATTCTTCGCAATTGTTACGCACTCCGCTGTGAATCGGTCTGGCATGTGTTTTTGAATCTTTGTCGTGATCTGGTGCGCTGCCAGTAAGCAGGCATCTTGATTATCAAATTCTTTGTGCAAAAAAATGTGCGTGTGGCTGAATATGTAAATCGCAAATACCTTTACCACTACCTCAACCTATACCTATACCGTTTTGCAAAGAGACACCCCTCACATCGAGGGGCACTCTTGCAGGAGACGCCCTCGCGCAAGAAAGAGAGAAGGAAAACTTACGCAAAAAGGGCTATCTAGCACAAACATTACCTCAAAAAACGTCTTGGCACATACTGTACAAAAATAAATAATTTCAAGGACATAACGCCCCCAGCGAGTTTATCAATTGTGTTTTTTCTCTAGCCGGTTAGCGAAAATTTCGCGCAAATAATTATCCGTAATTAACTGCGCGTAATAATAATCCCTTGCATTAGCGCTAATGGTAAGTATAATTAGTTCTAATGATTACGACGAGTGGTTAAATTCTTAAAAAGGAGAAAAAAATATGAAAAAAGAAACGCTAACTGAGGGGCAGATTATACTGATTTGGAGAATGTACTTCGAACATGACCTGCCGATTGACTGCTTAAACGAAGAAGCACAAAAGCAAGTAATGGATTTTCGCGAAGAGTTCTTGGAGACAGAGTTTGGAGATGAGGGCGAGATGCGATTTACATCCGAAGCAACACGCATATTGTTTGGAGATAAGGGAGAGATCGTAGTCCGAGATGAGAAGATTGCACTTCGACAACGTGCAGAACGGTTAGAGCAGGCATTGGGAGATACCCCGTTGATAGAAAATGTGCCAAGCATGGAACCAGACATCATCGCATCTTAAAGGAAGCCTGATATGAAAACCGAAATCACTAACGACTTTGATGCGCTGGTGCAAGCGCTCGAACTTGCAATCACAGCACCCGATAATGAAAAAGCTCAAGAAGTCACAGCAATAGCTGACAGCATTAGCCAGGGAATGGATGAACTGGAAATAGCCCGAGCAAAGAAGCTGGCTTTGGAAAATGTGAATGGATGAGTCAAAAGAAGATCGTGCTGCTCGTCTGAATCGTGAACGAGTAGCGAGACATAAGAAAAAAGCGCAAGAGGAAAAAGGCTTAGTGAAGTTGTCCGTGTGGGTAAAACGGGAATGTGTTGAGACTCTGAAAAACTTTGCTAAGACATTGCGCTAAACCCATTTGTGGGTTTTCTTGCTACCATCATATTCAATTGCATGACCTTCGCTGATCATTGTTTGCGCGATGTCCTGTTCATCCATTGTGAACAGCCTGCCAAGCACACGTCCATACTTGTCTCGTTTGCCGCCATCCAATGACTCAACATACACCTGCTTCCCGCAAAGCTCTTTCATTCTGGCTTTTGCTAATCGCGCCAGCCGCTTCTCTTCGGGCGGACTCCCCCGTAGCTCTGGTGTATCAATTCCCGCTACTCGAATGGGCGTCTCCATCGCCAGTTTGAATCCCAAATCCATCACCACGGTAATGCTGTCTCCATCGTAAACTCGCTTGACCTGTGACTTGAAAATAAAACGCTGTCGCATCAGGCGTCTTCCAGCAAGACTACTGCCATATCGAACGCTGCGTTTTTAAGCTCCTTCGCTTTCGTCAGAGAACAATGAAGTTGTTTAGCTGCGTGTTTTGTTCCGTGGGTGTATGCGTACTGGAGTGCAAGCGGATATTTATCGTTCACTCTGCCAATCTTGGACATAATTGAATCGATCAGCAGCAACTCCGTATCAACAAAGCCCTTACTGGGGGTCCTGGTTTCTTTCGGCTTCAAATAACTCTTCAGCGGATTACGCCTGCCGCCAACGGTTAAAGCATAATTTCCATCGAGCGCATTGCTCGTGGCGTAGTTTGCACTGCCCTCTTTGGCAAGCTCTCGCGCCCATTTTTCAATCAGGCGATCAGCCTTCAGCGTAGAACTTTCGAACATGTGTTTTTAAGTTAATGGGCATGATAGATCGTGCGCGTTTATTGCGCGGGGCGAGATAGTTCTTTTCTTCGAGTCGCATTACCGTTTCCTTCGCTGCGTTCTGGAAAATATCTAACTGTTCTGCCAGGTCGCGTAAAG